CTTAAGGTTATCTATCCCCTTCTTAACTACCTTGTTAGCGTTTTGCACATCATACCCTGCTATGTTCATCTCTTGTATTATCTCAGGTCTAGAGTAATCTGCTAAGATGGTTACCGTTTGTTCTATGCCTAGGGTTGCTAGCTTCTCTATGAGCATAGTAGTGGTTAGGTAGCTCTCATATATCACAGGTTCAATATAGATATCATTATCACAGTAGTACACCCTCATCAGAGCTGTGGGGTGATTGTATCCAAAGTCTAAGCCATAGACGTACTTAACAAACTTAGCAGGCCTATGAGCTACGAAGGACCATTGGCTATAGATGTTACTCTTACTGATAGCCTTCTCACCCAGTGCATAGATCTGATAAAGTGCCTCATCTGTTCTCGCTAGATCCTCTATCTGTGCTTTGATGCTTTCCGGTAGGAATGGATTGTCTTTGTAGGTGCTCTTTATCTTCACGCTCTCCTCAGCAGGTAGCTCATATAACCAGGATGCACTATCACTAGGGTTGTAGTCAAAGATTAGCTTGTCCTCCGTTCTCATATTGAGCTGGGTGAAGTCATCAAAGTACAGCTCATTGGCTTCATTGCACCAAGCTATGTCTCTCTTTCTACCCCTTATCTTCTGCTCATCATCTACTGAGAAAAACTCCACCATAGATCCATTAGCAAAGGTATAGATGTGCTCAGACTTATTGTGCATCTCCTGCTTGTATAGTCCAATGTCTTTAAGTATCTCAATGAAGTCACGAAGTACTGTAGCACGTAGAGCAGGGAAGGTCTTGCGTATCACTGACACCACCTTATTGTTATTCTGCAGGCAGTAGATTATCATGAGCTGGCACAGGCTGTAAGTCTTAGAGCTTCTACTACCACCCTCATTAATTATGAACCTCTTATCACCTGCTATGGCCTCATAGTTCTTTTCAAAGATGACTGTGCTTTTTATCTCCATAGCAAAGCTAGTACCTAGTTAGATACTATATTGTTATTATTGTTATTATACTATACTACTACTTAACTATAGTAACAGTGATAGCACTTATCTTCTCATCACCACTAGTTACATCTGTATGCTCTTTCAGTGCATTAATTCTTTGAGTGATGGATGCATTATACTGCCCTACCATTCCACCTTCTATCTGATCCATTCTGATTGCCTCCTCTATGCGTGAGCAGATAGTCGTATACTCAGAATATCTCCCCTCATAGTTAGCAAAGTAATCCTGCACACTACACTCTCTATCAGCAGCATAAGTTCTAAACCCTACCTGAGTTAATGGCCTTTCCAAAGGGATAGCTGTAGCCTCACCTGTTTTAGTAGATAAGCTGTAAGAATATCTAGGTGTAGACTTACACCACGTTCTATATCCTTCAAATAGCTCCCACATTGCTTCAGGAGTAGGTATGTGTTTAGGTCTCATTATCCCTGCTGTTTATATTGTTTAACATAATTCTTAGATGCTTTTAGCTTAGAGCTCTTACTCTTAGCGTGAACACCTGGTCTCTTGACCTTAGGCTTAGATAGTATTGAAGTAGAGCTAATCTGCTTTTTCATTTTCTACCCCTTTATACTTTACCTTAGGAGTGCTCTCTTCAAATAAGTAACCTAAGCCAATAGAGGTATAGTACTTATGTTCTTTAGCCATCTCTTCAGTTACTTCAATCGTGTTTTCATAGTTGCCATTGTAGGTAGTGATGTACTGACCTAAATACTCATTCTTTGTCTTCATACTGTGTTAAAATTAAAAAAGTGTAATAAAATGCTATCCATAATCCTGCAGCTCTACTGGCCCACTCATAGTCTAAACAAAACAAAGCAAGTCCACAGCTCAGAGCTATTAACAGGCTAAAGATACTAATAACTTGGCTCGGTTTCATACCTATATTGTAATTTGTTTATATTTTGTTTCAATTCCTTTATTAAGTAGTAAGCAGAAGTATGAGTAATACCGAAATAAATAGCCATAGCTCTTGAGGTAATATATCCCTTATCAATGTAAGCTTCAAACACTATCAGCTGTATCTTATCTGTTATCTCATTACGATAGATCTCTATTAATCCCTTGTTAAAAGAGTAGGCTCTATCCTCCCTCAGCTTATGCACCAGATCATCATCATCTACAGGTTCAGTGTTTGGGTGCTCAATGGCTGTTATCTTATCATCTCGGTGGCTCTTTGATGTGGACCATAGGATCTGATACTTAATTGTATTGAGTAAATAACCTTTCACCTTGTCAGGATCACCATCTATATTAACTACGTGTAAGTATGAATTGTTTATGACTGTATCAGCGTCGATGTAGCTCCCCATCTTAGATAGGAAGTATGAAGTGTATGCCCTCACCTCAGCATAGTTGCTGCTAATGTACTTGTCTAAGGCTCTTTTCATACCACGTTTCAAAGTCCTTGGACCATATCCTCCTCCTAACTGATGCACAGAAGCATTCTCTAGGCTGTCTACCTTCGTACTTCTCTTTAATCTTATACAATTTAATACAGCTATACTTAGTATACCTTTCACTATCAGGCATCTTAGCTATATTATCAATTAGTTCTATCTCAGCTTCTGTAAACATTCATCTAGTATATAAGCAAGCAGTGCAGCCTGACATGCTAAAATAAAATCAAAGGTACAAAATATAGTAAGCCAAAAAGCCACACATTTAATACATCCTAATGCAGAGTGTATATGTATGGCTAATGGTAACCTGGTGTTATACTTAAATAAGTAATTAAAAGTTGCTTGCAGTGGCTCAAAAGTAACAAACCACCAAGCTAATGGTATAAGGGCTAGTAATATCATGGCCCAAATATAGTAATATTATTTAGAATGGCAAATCATCATCCTGCTCATCAGTTACTACTCTAGCTTCAGGTTTCACATAAGGCTCTTGAAATGTAGCACTAAAGTACTTTGTACCTGCTTTACTTTCTTTTAACCATAGTGCCACCTCCATGTCAGCACCGTTTACATTTACCTTCCCTTTGTAGTCAGGATGAGTTTCGCTTGTCTTCTTATCATTTTTGAAGATAGCACCTGTGTTGTTCTTAGTTTCCATTGTTAATCATTGTTAAAAATTGTTAATAAATATGCGATTGTGCACCACCACCCCCACACCACAGCAGGGGTTAGTAATATTGTTAGTAGGATGATCATAACCTCCTCTCTTTGATGATAGGCAGCTCTTCACCGTATACTTTAAGTGTAAGCTCTTCTGCGTATTCTTTTGCTAGCACTGCTACCCTTTTAGGTGAGTACTCTATGACCTTACTAATAAGGCCTTGCATAGCACAAATTAGTGCATCTTCGTAAAACTCTTCTCTAGATCTCATAATTGTTTTATTAGTTCGTTAAAATATTCTCTACATTGTTCTACTCTTAATTTAATCTGCTCTATCACCTCCTCATCCCTTTGGATTACAAAAGTCTTTACTCTCTTAGCATCAGGAATATGGTCGAAGCTGTGTTGTTTCTGCACCTGGTCTCTTAAGTCCAGGCTCTCCTCCATTAGGCCTAACTTGTAGTGAGCACTCTTTACCTCCTGCTCAACAATGGCATGTGGTGTATTGGTTAGGCAGTAGCATAACAAGGCCTCTTGTTTATCAGTTAGCCACATATACCCTTGAAGCTGATAGTAGTACTCTTTGTTAGGGCACTCAGTATCAAACCAGGGGAACGTGCTGCCACTCCATGAGTTCTTTACATCTACTAGCACCTGATCAGTAACTACATCAGGAGTACCTGTAAGCCAATCATTTGTGAAGTGCTCTTCATTCTTAAAGATAAAGCCTTTATCAATCTGCTCCATTACAAAGCTGAGGCACATATCCTCGCACTCATTGCCCTTATCAGTATACTTACTAGTGAACTCCTTTCTGATACCATAAACGTGTGCCAGGGCTAAGCCCTGGATATACGTCTTAGTAGTTTGTGATAGTACCTCCCCTTTAGTTTTAGAAGAGGTCATTATCTTACCTATTGCTGAGCATCTAATTTTCATATCATAGGGATTAGCAACAGTGAATTAATCTGAGTATCATTCAAGTCAAAGCTATCCTTTAATTTCTCTACAGTAAACTTACCATCAGCTATAGCCTTAACAGCCTCAGCAAATCTCTTAGCATCTATCTTAGGCTTAGCAGTTGTAGCTACGTGCCCATCATCATCAGTTGCTTGCAAAGTTAGCAGGCTTTGGATGGTGTACCTTCTGAAGTAGCTAATTTGTGAGCCCTGCTTCTGGGCATCTAGGTTTAAGTCCAGTGCCATACAGCTACTGATAGAAAAGCCAGTGTATATACAAACAAGCTGAGTACAAACACTACCACCATCTATAGGCTGTAGTAATAACAGATCATGCTGTAATAAGATAGGCTCAACAGTTTCTAGGATACTATTGATATCTGCATAAGACTTCTTAAAATGGGGGTTAGTAGCATTCTTATGTACTTTACCGATTAGTTGCTTTGCCTTGTGAAGGCGAACATAGAAGGGAGCAGGCTGCTGCTCAACCTCCTGAGGCTTTACAGCCTTAGTTGTTTTTGGTTCCATTGGTTAGTTTATTAATTGTTTACAAATATACTACTTATTATTCTATTTTAACATTATTTTCTAAAATTATTTCTCGGAGCTTCTCCCTTACCTCATACATCTCCTCCTTACCGTTGTACTTATACTCAGATATTAGCCACTGATCCATCTCCATAAGTGCCATGTAATAGTTAAAGCCCATAGTTGCATATCCAAACTCATCCTGATCCTCAGGTAGGTAAAATTCTAGTTTTGCTTTCATTGGTTATAGTTTTTAATTAAGATTAGTACTTATATTTCATACTTACTGCATATTTATACTTCGCCAAAGGTGGTTAATTTTGGTAGTTTTGGCTAAAGATATCATACCACTCAATAAAATCATCAAAGGTCTTAGAGATTATATAGATACCTCCTGCAGCTTCTATCATTAACTGATATTGCTTCTGCACCACTGACTGCTTATCCTTACCTATCTTCACTTCTATCTTTACAGATCTACCATAAATAGTAGCAGAGATATCTGCAGATCCTGGGGTGCCTGTGCCCTTGGTCCACTGCCCTGCAGTCTTAGTGCCATCGGTTCTATAGCTTTGCCTAAATACACCCATTGTATTAATCCTCTCAGCTTGGTGCTTAGAGTGGTTAAGAAAGTCAGTAATACATCTAGTGAGCCCATTAGCTGTAGCATCTGAGTACTTAGTGAAAGGGATGATGTGCCCTGGTGCTGATGGGTACCTGTAGCTCATGTACCTCTCCTCGAGCTCATGCAGTCTCTGTTTGTTTTGTTTGTTCATAGTTAAATTTTATTAATATACCACCATTGTGTATCTATTTCTGTATTTAATCTCTCATCATCATTATCAATCTCTCCACTCCAAATTATTTTAGTTAGTATGTATTTTGTTACTTTATCATTAATCAATTCAGAAACTATACCTTCAAAATAACAGTCACCATCCTCAATATCATGTATTGTATCTCCAATCTGTATCATAACTTACTAATTTTAAACCATCTACCTACTGCACTCCTCCCCTTGTCAAAGTGATACCCCTTAAACTTGCAGTACTCATTAACCATCTTAAGATACCTCTGAGCATTCAAATCATGCCATCCTCCTGTATATGTTTGGAAGTCCTGAATAGATACGTTATTATAGT